GGCTGGTTTCTTTTTCTTTTTCATTGGTCCTGTTCCACTTGCCATTTTACTATTCTCCTATTGGTTTACCACCTCGACTGTGGTTTTATGAATGGATTAACAAACTTCCTGTTAGGGTCGAGTATCATATCCACAAATTCTACTGGGTCTAAATACCCATAATCAAATCCTTCTTTCCAACTACCAGGTATTGCCTCGTGAGATTCTGGGAAATACTCACCATAATTAAGTTCTCTTCTTAATGGAAGCTCATCAAAAATAAAATGTTCTTGACTGGGATGCATCTTTTGTTGAAACATCCCTGTTCCCTCGTTCAGAACAGCCTGACCCTCTAAATGCTTTCTACCTACTCCACTATATAAACTACGCTTTCTCAATGTGCTTAATGGAGCATTTACAGCTATAACATCTGGAGATTTATTCCCCAAAGCATACTTTATAGCTTCCTTCGGGTTTTTTGTAAAATATGAAAGGCCCTTTACCGCCTCTTTTTCTGACATACCCGTCCTTTCTAAAATATCAGCTAACAATGTTCTATCTGGAATAGACGCAGTTACCATACCACTACCTGGTCGTTTTACTATATTAAGAGCCTCCTCAATATTTTCGCCACCAGCTTCTACAACATCCACAGCCTCAGGCCTTAGATATGTTTTTAAAGATTTACCAAGATCATCAACATCAAGAGCTCTTACAGCCTTTCTAGTAGCTATCTTGCCTCCTCTATATATTATAGTAGCAGGGGCAGTTATGCCTCCGCCCATCATATCAATCTGAAATTCTGGTGATCCTACATAATCGACTACTTTCTTTATAACTCTATTTTGAATCCCCTCACCATGAGAAAGACTTTCAGATAAAGATGATGTCATCTTCTCCCATAAACTCATCCCTTTTGACAACCCCTTAGGAGCTACAGCCATTTATGCAACCACCCAAGGCTTAGCCTTTCGTTTTGGTTTGAACCATTTCTTCTTATTATCCTTGGACCTCTTATAATTAGGGGGAAATGCGTGAACATTTGCGTAGTATAAACTCTCGATTGTATCATCATGGGCCATTCTCGGACCAAATGTAAGAATTTCATGCTGTAAATCAAAGTGATTGTCCCTTAAATACACTGTTCCCATGCTGAATCTACCGCTTAATCCGCTAAAAATACGGTTTCTTTTCTGAGTTCCGCCTGGTTTTTCGGGTATAACGGCTATATCAAAGCGATTTAGGCGTCTTCTTTCATCATTTAATGACTGGAAAATAGACCTATTCATCGCCACATCCTCTACAGTAGACGATGTACAGTGATATTTATTGTATAATTTGATGATTATGTCTACAACACCCTCTTTCCCTATCAATTTACCATCTGGATTCTTTGACCCAACGGTTGGGATACTTCGATGCCTTTCATATTCGAGAATGTATAGGTTATTATCTGTATCCACACCCACAACCATAATGACACTATAATCAGATTCTTTAGTATCAATGTCAGTAGCAGGGTCACACCCGATAAACGTATTGATAGGTTTCTCTTCTTTGTCTTGTACGAGATAGTTAACCCCATCACGGTGTTGGTAGTATCCTTCCCACTTTTTGATGTTTTCCCTCTTCCACATAGCATCTTCTTCACTCATAACCTCCATCATATATTCTTGATAGAACTTTGACGGCTGGCCAGAGTCCCGATAGAACTGTTTCTTCTCTTCTAATTTCTTTTTCCCGAAGAAAGAAGGCCATAAAGTCCCCCCATCTTCGAGAAAAGCCTTATATGTAATAACTTTCCAAGCGAATTTTCGACCCGCCTTTGTCGCCTTTTCATAATTTCCAAGAAGGTTATTAATAAAGCTGTCAAAGTGTACAGGAGTACCGTTAACACGGAGCCTACCAGTATGAGGCTCCAGAGCAGGGTGTACAACGGCAGTAACAAGATTCGCATTTTTAGCCCTCGCTTCAGGAGTTATTGTATTCGCTTCATGCTCGAAATCATCGAGCACGATAAGATCGTATCGCTTGTGGAGCTTTGCTCCACCGCGGATACCAGCGACATTGCTTTTAGAAATTAGTTTACACCCATTTCTCGTCTCAATGTCTTCCTCTGTCCATTTAGAACCTTTCATAGGCCCAAAGTAATATTTAAGTCTATCATTATACTCAAAGTGGTACCTAACATAATCCATGTTACCAACAGAGAGTTTCTGGGTAGCGGATACCCAAGCATAGAATCTCAACTCATCGGCAAAGCAAAAGTCTTTTAAGATGGAAGCCTTAGTTAAAACGGTCTTGCCATGACCACGTGGAACAATAATAGCCAGTTGCTTACATTCCTTGTCATCTATGGAGTCTGCAATCTCGTAGTGGAATGGTGGGGTCTCAGACCTCTTAAAGTCGTCAGGAAGAAATAACTTACCAAAAGCAATCAGGTCACTTTTCGCTAGTTCGAGTATCCCCTCCGCTTCCGTCACGTTCTGGCTGTTCACGTTCATACTTTTTTGTCAAGTACTCCTCAAACTCTTTTGAATGTCCCATGTACTCAATATACTCTCTGAGTTCTTGCTGTTGAATGAGTAATATACTGTACAACCTGTCCATTCTAATCCGTAATGATTTAATTGCTCTAATAATATCATGCTTCGATATGGTTGTCTTTTTCTTCATGGCCTACTAGCTCCGGTATTTCCATGTGCTCTATGATAGTTTTAATCCACATATGTTTTACAACATCTTCACTATTGCCCTGTATTATTCCTACTATACTTATCTCTTCTGCGATTCTCTTTAATTCAGATATAGACTCACCAAGATTAAGACCTGACGGATCATACCTCTCAGATTCAATCTTCTTTAGTTGGTCCAACAATTTATATCATCCTTATCAAATTCAATGGTTACCCAACCTGTTCTCACAACTGGGTAAATCGCATATCTCGCATATTCTGCATATCTTAAAAAACTTCCCCCTCTAATATACCACCGTCTGTGCAACGATTCCTCATTGTCTACAATCTTGATTGAATCAATAGGCTTGGCATAGAGTTGGTGGTTATGACCTAAGAAGAATACATCTCCCTTGCTATACACAGCAGCCAGCTTGTCAAGCTCTAAATCACCATTCTTAGCTCCACTATGACCATGACCAGTTACAAGATTCCAAGTGCTACCCTTAACAGTGATGACTGAGTATCCTGGTAACTTGAAATATGGAACACACAATTCTCTTGCTATCATCCTACTTACATCATAGTCAAGCATCTTAATACTTCTAAGATAATCGTGATTACCACCTCTTATGAATAAACACTTGTGAATAATCGGTTTTATGATGTCAAGAAAAGCAAGATGTTGTTCATCTGGGCTAATATGCTGACCACGCTGACTAATCTTGTAATGAGGGGGGATACATTCTATCATATCTCCATTACCAAACCACATAGCATTATCATCTTCATATATAATCTGAACAGCTTCTTGAAACTTCTTTAGATCAAATTCCCTGGCCCCAACATGCATATCAGTAAGACCATGAATACGAACTACTTCATCAGTTTCGTACGTAACTATCTCACCAGGAGATACCGTCTCCTCTTTCTCAGCAATAAAATCAACTATCGGGATAGTAAACTTTCTCTTACATCCCTGACATTCATATACCTGAACGTCATGCTTAGTACTATTTTTCCTTACGCCATCTTTATGTACTCTTAAACTAGAGCACCTCGGACATATCACCATTTTCTACCTCCAATTTCGGTCTTGTGGCTTCTTCTAGCTCGTCAGGAGAAAACTCCTGAACCATTCCGTAAAGGCCCATCTCAAGGCTCCGCGTTTGTATTCCCCCAACAGTGCCAA